TTGAATACCTGTGACTCATTGGGTAAGGTTCCCTGCGCAGAAGGAACAGAATTTAATTTGTTGCCTCCTACACTCAAGGGGCTTGCAACAGTATCATAATATCTAATACCAAACCCTGTAGGGCTTTGATCTTTTACAATGGTACCTTGTCGATAGAGAACATCTTCATAGGCCACAGACATTTTATTTGCTAATATATTGTTACCCTGAGATTGATCTAATTTATCATGTTCCCATGATGTAATCAAAGGATTAGCAAGACTCATTTCTGTAAATTTTTGTTGATGAAGTACAAATATTGATATGCTATCAAAAAAGTTAGTGTTTTGATAGCTACTTAGTCCATAGGCATAATCAGTTAAACCAAATTTGTTATTTTGATAGGCCTCTTGAGTCATAGTATCACCGTAGTTACTATCTTGATAGTAATACTTGTAGTAATTTTTCCACAATCCGTTAGTAATTTCACTGTTATCATCGTGAAACTCTATAGATACAGGTTCATATATAATTTTAGTCTGTACATTGACTTTTCTGTTATATTGATTAACTGTTTCTGCAGTAATTTTAAATTTAGGTAGATCGATTTTTTTGACCAATAATCCTACATCTCTTTGTCCGTTAGTCAACCATGCTTGATCTCTTACTACTCCAGCATTGATATTGAACTGAACAAAATATATGAATCCCAGTTTTGGGGCTCGAGCATAATTATTATCTACATATAATTTTGAAGCGTGACTATAGCTTTTAAATATAGTTCCCTGACCCGTGTTACTGACAAAATGATTAAATGCTGTGCTCATAGTTTTATTTATATCAACAAAAAAGCCCAGTAAAACTGGGCTTAGTTTGAAGTGTAAAATTTTATATTGCTAATGTTCCGGCTGTACGGCCTACTGGTTGTCCAAGTCCAATCAACCCGCCTGCTTCGTCGGTTTGTACTGCATTATCGTAACAAACAGTCATTTCAATGGTCATTGCCTCAGTACTCTTAGAGTAGTCACCTTGAGAATAATTAACAGCCTTCAACCAGCAACCTTGTAGTTCAAATGACTCAAGTACGAAAGGTTGAATAGCACCATTGCCGCCGTCTAAGATTTCAATAAGCATAACAAATTTATAATCCAATCCACTAACAGCACTAGCCTGCTCATAAAAGTCAAATTGTTTCTGCATTTGTTGTCCGACAATGTTGGTTACAACATTTGTCATATCGTCACGCACAACTAACTTAATATCATCAAACTTGTGTTTGCCTGCTATTTTTACTGTGCTATTGTAGACATCTAATTTGATCTCATCAAAGATAGGTTTTGGACGCTCAACACTCATAACCTGTTTGGTTAATTCTGTTGTAGGAGCTCCGCCTACCCCAAACCCAAATAATGTTACCCTAAATCTATAGGGCAGTTTTGGCATCAACAATCCCTGACTGTTTGAACTCTGATCTGTGGTTAGATTTACAGGAACTGAAAATCTTGATAAACTTGCGATTGGCATTTATATGCTCCTTTTTGTCTTATTATTTTGCTTGTAGCCCGTAATTACCAGACTGGATAGCACCGGTATTTAACAGTCTCAATGGAATGTAAATGAACTCTACTGCCTTGACTGGTTCGATAGCAATGTCTAAATACAATTCTGATCGATCGATCCGTATTGGAGTATTGTTGGTTGTATCACATACTACAATATAATCATAAATTGCTCTTTGACCTACTAATTCTAATAGCAGACCTTCAACACTAGTTTTGAGTTCTTTTCGTGTTTGGCTATCATTAGGTTCAAACAAAAATGGCTTACTAAGAATAGTTAACTGTCTACGCAGATATCCAACTAGACGAGCAACATTAATTCTATCCAATGAGCTTGGTGCATTTGCTCTTGTCTTTTGACCCATATTAACTAATCCTACTCCTGGCAGAGTAGCAATTGGGTTGATAGCAACACTGGGTGTTTGTAAAACATCACGAAGACCTTGATACAAACTTGTCGTTGTAAAATTGCCCGTGCCGTCAATATACCCTACTGAAGTGGCATTGTCAACAGTACCACGGCGTGTGCCTGCTGGTGCAAACCATAGATATGATTTGCTGTCACTGTTGATAAATGTTCTCAACATCATATGACTTGGTGGTACAACAATATTGTTACCTAAATTATCATGAGTGTAACCACTGGGATAGAAGACTCCCAAGTAGTCGTCATATGTGACTAATCCCTGATCACCGTTGTCAAGTGCATGACTGGTATTATTACCCCAGGCCGCCAATGCTGTACCTGTTGGTGCTAAACGGAAAGGTGTGTCACCAATAACAAATGCTGTTTGACCAATATCAGTATTGAATGCAACCATAGGTTGAATCAACTCTGGATATCCAGGTGAAGCAATTAGGTTGAAATTCAATGTATCAGTGTCTCTAATACTTTGATTTGTATTAATCAATGCATTTAGAGCAGTTGTTACAACACCGCGTTGTGCTAATCGACCAAATGATCCAACACCGTACGAATTGTTGGGACTAGCTGTTACCCAGCGATCTGGGTAAGCACTACCTGAAATATAATTCTGGTGATATTTTTTAACATTGTTACCGCTTCTGCGTGTGTTGAACAAGCGGGTACCTGTTGGATATAATGCTGGGTTAGGAGCATCGATATCGGTATAATTGCTGGTCAATAAATTTGAGATTGGAGATGCAGTATATGTTGATCCCGATGTGGCCCATCTTGCATCACCAAACACCCATCCTGACGGAGTAGTGTGGTCTTGAACATTTTGTAGACTCCAAGCAGTACCATTATAAACATAGATGTTTTGACCGTATTGGTCTGGTATTGCTGTACTTACCCAAATATCACCTGCAGCCAATGCAGTGTGACCATCACTCTGTGTTGATGGAGCAGATGCCGCAACAATTGGTCCATTAGGATCTGTGTTAGGGAAAGCAATTCTATAACCTACCCAATGATTTGCCTGATTGTACATGATGTCTACATCAAGATTGCTGTCAAACCATAATGTGCCATCTGCAGGATTTGTGCTAGGTGTATATGGCAATGCTTGATATGCCAATGGAGCCCAGTTGGTTGCAAGCCAAGTATACATGTCTCCTGTTGGAGCACTATATAAATTAATACTGGTATTATTGCCTGGTCCTGGTGCAAATCCCATGTGTGCTAATGTGCTATTAGTATCTGTAATCTCAAATTCACCGCCCAATACATGATTAATGGTTAGTTTGTTTGCCGTAGGATCCCAAATTGCTTTAATATTAACTAAACTTACATTGGTATTAATACTGCTGGCAATTAGTTGACCTAATGGTGTTGCTGTTGTTGTGTTTACAGCAACTACTACAGAGTTATTCCATTGACCACTTTGCAATGTTTCTCTAACAGTAAATGATGAATTACTTGCTGTTGTTATTGCAGATGATGCAGAAATTGTTGTTGGTGCAGATGAGTTTCTAACCCATAGTTTAAAATTAGCATTGGTAGCAGTTGTGGCCGCACCGTTATTATAATCAGAGTCAACTATAACTGTACCAGTTGGGATGTTTAATCCACCGCCAACAGGATCAAGTGCAACTATGGCAGCTTCTGTACTAGCGTAGATATTAGGTGATAGGGCTGTCCATGACTGAGTCAACCCATTATAATATTTTAGATCCCAATTAGCACCATAATTTGGATTTGTTGTTTTGATCCATACACTACCTGTAATAGCATTTAGGTGACCAGTACCTGTAGTGGTAAAGTTAGGATAGGTATAGTGAGGACTGATTGCTAATTGTTTGCCGCCGTCAAATGTATTTCTGACCGGGACCCAACCAAGTGTAGCAGATTTGTAAAATAACTGATTAATGTTCTCGCCATCAGCAACCATTACATAATCGCCAGGTGATCCATATGATGCTACAGGAACTCCGCCTAGTGATAATAAATTGGTAAGTGCGGTAGCGGTATTGCTGTTGTCAATAACCCATGGAGTTTTAAGAGTAAATGCTCCGCTGACAGAATTCCATTCGTTAATTCCAAATCGTGTGTCTGCGGTGTTTAACCAATATGTACCAGCTGTGGCTTCACCAGTAGGAGCCGTACCTGATGGCGTTATGGCGCCAAGGTCAACATCAGCACGAACAACATAAGCCTTACTACTTACACCTAATACACTATAGGCCGCTTGTAATCCATATTCATTGATTTCGCTACCATCAATACCGTTGCCTTCTGCATCAGTTTGGAAATATGGTGTACCAAATGTATCAGTTAGATCTCGTTGACTAGTGATAACCCAGATTGAACCTGCGTTAGCTTTTGTTGTTCCTTGCGCTATACCTGTGCCGCTAGCGTTCATTTTGTCTTGCGCTGTTGCTACAAATAGCACTGGAACTGTGCCGGGGTTTGCAGGAACATAAAACGATTGATCGATTACTGTTACGCTTACGCCTGGTGATTGTAATGTTGTTGCCATCTTAAAAACTCCTTGGTGGATTACTTTGTTTTATTTAGCCGCACATACAAAAAAAATCCATAAATATCAGGATAAGAAAGGGCACTAAAAGGGCACTATGAGAAAATTATGTGGACAATGCCAAACTCGGCCTGTGGCAGTCAATTATTACAAAGAAGGCCGTCCTTATTATAGATCTAAATGCGATCATTGCTCTCGCGGACATGAAAAATCAAGGCCTCTGTGGGCATTGCACGGTTATAAGAAAAAACTAGTCTGCGAAAAATGTAATTACGCTTCCAAACATGAGGAACAGTTTAATGTGTTCTATATTGATGGAGATTTAACTAACCAGCGAGTGACCAATATTAAAACAGTGTGCGCCAACTGTCAACGGATACTACAAAAAGAAGGTGTTCGTTGGCGCCAGGGAGATTTGATCCCCGACTTTTAAATCATATCTAATGCTAGTTGAGTGCTAAGTGGAAGTTCCGAAGATGGTAGTAGATCTTTGAGTTGTCCAAATAATTCATCTATGGTTCCATCATTGGTAATGGTGCAATCTATGTCCCCACCTATCCAAGATGTTTCACTAGCGTGGATATTTAATCTTTCTAATTTAGCCCGGCTCAAGGACCAGGTACTGTTGCTGTTTGGTCCTCGGTTAACACTCAAGGCCGCATCATACCATTCTGGTTCCGGGCCTCGTTTGATGCGCACTACCATACCACCTGCATCTTTGATGCTTTTAATTTCATTAGGGAAACGACAGTCACTAATAACTATATCATCTTTTGAGTTTCGTAATTTATTTTCTAATGCGGCTATCCAAATATCATTGGAAAAACCTGTACGGCATACTTCTGTACCCCAGTATTGTAGGATCCAACGCGGAGTAAGATTGGGCATGTCCAAACGATTGGCCCACCAAGTATCTATTTGTTCTCTCCATTCACGGGCCTGTTTGGTACGACCTTCTAATAGGATTCTGTCCCAGCCAAATACTGCGGCTACGGCATCTTTAAGTGCACCAGCAAAACTATCACGCCTAAACTGATGATAATTTACCAAATAATCTGCGGCTGTGTCCTTGCCAGCCCCTATCAATCCCACAAATCCTACGATCATAGCATCTCCTAAACAATACTATAATTTATTACAAATAGATTATAGTGTCAAGATTTTATTCGTCAATTTAGCCTATGATAAAACTAAGAGGTGTGGAACCATCTTTGTAGTTGATCAAATCTTGTTCTAAGATTTCAATTTCGGATTTGCCTTCGGCTTTAAGTGCGGCACCATTTAACTGTGTACCACCTTGAGGTGATGCAATTGTAGCAAACTTCTCGCGAGCTTCTCCTAGCATGATCTTACATGTGGCCAGAGCATAGTCTCTGAGCCATTGTTGTGCCTGTGGATCCTGTAGTAGGTTAAAATCCGGACGATGATTATACATCCAAACTAGGACTTCTTCTTCAGCTCGGGGGCGTTGCATAATAGTCAAAAGTTTTGTAGTAGGATTGAATGTAAAATTAATATCGCTACCAAACATTTTACCGACTTGCTTCTGATAGCTGGCAAAGGCATAATAAGTAGCTAGGCCGCCCATGTTTGTTGAAGCAAGTAGATATGTATTAGAATAGGCTAGGTTAAATGGTTCAAACAATGTACCGCCCGCTCCACCACCTGATCTTGATCCAATACTTCTACGGAATAACTGCCGTATGCTCATCACTTCTTTGGGCATGTAATAGTCCGTAACATCGACCTGAATAGTAAGAAAGCCGAAGCTTTCTTCTACTGAATTACTACTACGCTGACGGAATTTGGCCAACGCACGACCTATTGCCGTTTTATAGTGTATTGGATCCAATTCGATATCCACCATACCCGAGCCTAGCATGGCTTTGATATAGTCAATGAGTTCTTGGTATTGATTTAATTCTGGGTCGTTGTCTATCATAACGATATTTAGCCGATAAATAGAAGTAACAGGAGAACTAACATTCCAAGATTGTCATTATACAAGCCGGAGAAAGGCCCGGATTTTCGATTCATTGATCGTATCGTCAATGAACAGTTCCAGGTTGGTGGTGTTGATATTTTCATACACAAATATCTAGGCCCTGTGGCCCCCGAAGCAGGAACTGCTACCCCTACCACTCCAAATAATTCCGCTAATCCTATACCAGAATTAGGTATACAAGATGTGCTGTTTATGGAAAATCGTGATCGTAACTACGAGCCTGATATTTACAGCATTAGAGGTATTTACACTATGGCTGATTTAGATTTTAACCTAAGTCAGTTTGGCCTGTTCCTACAGAACGACACTGTGCTAATGCACTTTCATTTGCGTAATTGTGTAGATACGCTGGGTCGCAAGATCATGCCGGGCGATGTACTAGAACTTCCTCACTTAAAAGATGAATATGCTCTTGACAATCATTATGTTGCCCTTAAACGCTTTTATGTTGTACAGGATGTGAGTCGCCCTGCCAACGGATTTAGTCAAACATGGTATCCACATCTAGTTCGTGCTAAATGTGTGCCGTTGATTGATAGTCAAGAATTCAGTCAAATCTTTGCACAGGATGCAGGCAATGGCGATGGTACCACACTCAAAGATTTACTCAGCACCTACAATCAAAGCATACAAATCAATGATCAAATCGTTACACAGGCCGCATTAGATGCCCCGGTCAGCGGATATAATACCAGTCAGTTCTATGTAATACCATTGACCACAGGTACTGGATTGGTGCAGGTAGTAGATGCCAGTGATGTCACAGATGATACTAGTATAGATGTAGAAGATGCCAGTGTTATTCTAAACACCCCAAGTGGTAGGGTTTATGTGGGCTATGGATCAGGTGGTATTCCACCCAACGGTGTAGCATTTGGGTCAGGTATACAGTTTCCTGTTGATCCAGACAAGGGTGAATTTTATCTAAGAACAGATTATTTGCCCAATGTTTTGTATAGATATGATGGCGGCAAATGGATCATGTATGAACAAAATGTTAGAATGACCATGAACCAGTTTGGTCTCCAAGATGTTAGTACTGGCACATTCTATGGTTCACAGATACGACAAACACAAAAGACCAGCTTTATCAACAATACCACCACAGCCACTATCAATGGTCGGTTGGTAACGGAGCGCCAGGCTTTGAACTCTGTATTATTACCAAAGGCGGATAACTAAAGTGGATTATTTTTACAGCGGGCAGGTCCGC